CGGTAGCTTTCAAGTTCCGATGTTCCGGCTTTCGCAGCTTTAGAGGCGATATCAATAATCTCAGCAGGTACTTCCGAAAATCCCCTTGCAGCTAGTCCAATCGCTCTTTTCGCTGTCAAATCGGGGGGATTTTTCGGACGTAAAACCTCTATCGCCTCTTGAACTTCGGACTCAAACTCATCTTCCAGGGGAATAGGAGTTTGTTCTCCTTTTAAGATCTTCATTGCTTCTTGAACTTCAGATTCAAAATTAGTGTTCACTCAGTAACCGCCTTTGCGCCTCTAAAATAGCGGCATCGCTTAATCCGGGCTTAATTGCTTTTACCTTAGAAATAATCTCTGCATTACCCACAGAAGGACCCATTTCTTTTTGCTGCTCTACCTCTTGTATTGATTCTCTATAATCCTTCGGAATAGAATCAATATGTCGACCAGATAGGAGACTCAATTTGGCAACATCTCTTGTTTCTCCTATTTCGTGTAATAATTCCTGAAGCCTATCTTCTATAATATTAATCGGTTGGCCACTATCAAAATAAACCTTTAAATCATGAAACCTCTTTAAAGTCTGTTCGCCTGCTGCGCTTCCCTTTAATCCCTTCTCTAAGACAGGCTCTAATCTGGCAAATTGAGATTCTAATCTTTTTCGAAGCATGACCTCTTCTTGTAATTCTTTATTCAAAATTACTCGAGACGCAACTTCTTTTACCTTATTTATCCCTGGAATCGCACTACCCATCGGAGAAAAAATATTTCCTTTGGTAGTATCCTTTAATTTATCCAAATCATTTTTAATATTGGAAAGTGCGTTAAAAGCCATATTGCTTCCCTTTAAGGTAGAAGCATAATCATTACGCTCTTTGGTACTTTTAATTTCTGGATACTGAGATAAATCTACCCCTGGAAGAACGGAAGAAGTTGGTGGGGTTGGTTCGGTGGCTTCTACGGCCGATTTAATTGCGTATTTTTTACCCAAGATATCATGATATCTTCTTTGCTCATCCAAAACGCTTTTCTTATATCGCATTTCATCAGCATGGGCTTGTTGCTTGGACAGAGCATTCATCAAAAAAGCCTGTTTTTGAAACTCTTCTTGCTCTTTCTCCGCAGGGGTTGGAATCATTGCGCCAAACTGACGTACACTTTCTGTTGGGCTTGCTCTAAGCCCTGCCAATCCCATCTGCGATATTCCTCTCCCAATCCCTTTCAGAACTTTATGCGCTAATTCTGTTCCAGAGGATTGTTTGGCAATCTGAGCTCCCTCTCCCAAGGGATTACCCATATTGGAGTGAGAATGTTCTTGGATGGCAGCTACTAAAGCAGGATTGACTATCGGAGAAGCCTGCTGCTGTTTTTGCAAAACGCTTTGAAGCCAATAATCTTGAATATTCATCTTATCCTCTCAGATTACATAAATGAGGAGGTTTTTGTTTTACACGTCCCCCTCTCGCTCTTAAAAGAACGTCCCCTAATATATTCATTCCGAGATTTCTCCAATCTCCAGTGTGCCACGTCCCAGACGGCCTTGGTATTTCTGAACGAGTATAAGTATGAGGAACATAGGGAACCCCCTGCAAAACAGATAAATATCCTGATAATTTTTCATAAGGATGGCGTTGTCTGGCCTTCCATTCTTCATAAAGGACATCTAATGCTCTTTGCTCTCTTTCTTGCTCTAATAGTCCTGCTTCTCTTAGGGCTTGGATATCTGCTAACTGGGCTGCTTGATTAACGATACCTAACCTATTTAACAATTTTGCTGCTTCTAATTCTCTAGATTTCTCTAATCCAAATCCTTGCATGGCTTGCTGATACCCTTTTGTCAAAACTTCTTCTTGCTTAGAAAGAATATCTTCTTGTAAATCCTTTGCTGCTTCTCTGGCCATTTCTGCATGTTGAGAAGAGCCATACTGACCTAATCTTATAAACCTGGCATCCAAGGCCGGCATAATTTTTTTCTTGAATACCTTTCCCCCCTCTCTTTCAATGTTTCTTAAAATAGAACCTTGATAAGGATCTAAAAAAGAATGATATCCCCTATGAGGAGGTTCGGTTGCGCGATTTATTTTCGAAAGCGCCTGTTCAGCATAAGGAGAAACTGTATTAATTCCCCTAGATAATTCTATAGAACGACTTAATCGCGCCGGATGCTCAGAAATTCGACGTCCTGGGAATTCTTCATATTCCCGATGGGAAAGTTCCATTCCCCGCTTGGCAGCCTCTTGATAAGCTTGATCAAGATAGGGTGGCAAATTGCCAGACGTTCTAGAAAAAATTTCAGCAGGTGTTGCCATTTATAGTATCCCAAGCTCTTTCAATCTTTTATCCCAATATTCATCCGATAATCTAACTGGCACATAAGGAGGTTGCTCTCCTCTCGCTATATGCTGCGCATTAATACGATTAACATTCTGGTTCTGAAAACGAACTTTTTCTGCCTCAGCATGAATAGAGGGAGGAATAGAAGAAGCACTAAAAGAAGAAGGAGAAGTTTGATGGCTAGTTGAGGATAAACCAGATGTCAAAGTATTTCCCAAAATATTTAACCCAAGATTCTTCCAATCTGAGCCATGCCAAGTCGTAGATGGCCTGGGAATCTCAGTATGATGATAGGTGGAAGGAACAAAAGGAATCCCTTGAATAGCAGAAGCATATTGAGATAAATTCTCATAAGGATGACGTTGCCTTGCCTTCCAGTTTTCATATTCTAAATCCGCCATTCTTTGATTTAAATCATACAACAAAGAACCAGATTCTCTTAACGACTGGGCGTGCGCTAATTGTTGCGCTTGTTTTGAAATCCCTAAGCTCGCTAACGTATGCGCTGCTTCCAATTGTCTTGCTTTATGAATATTATAATTCTGCATCGCATTCCTATATGCCTTAGACATCCCTTCAGAAACCTGTTCTCCATAAACATTTTTTAAATCAGAACGAACCTGTCCTGCCAATTTCTTATTTCTAAGAGATCGCGGTTGATTCGTCTTTAAGAATCTTTTTTGAAACTCTGGCATAATGCCATGTTCAAACGTTCTGGTTGCATGTAATGGAAGCTTTTTTAAAACAGATTCTTTGTAGGGTTTCATGTATTTTTCATGCTTACCTACAAAAGAACGACTCCCTTTATCAATCCTATTCACAGCACTAGAAATATAAGGCCTATAAGAACCAGTAGAAGAAACAATATCAAAATACCTATCCATTAAAGTAGGAAATTCTACTACTCGTCTGCCCTCATAAGGCTCATATTCCTTTTTCGAAAGTCCCTTGGCATTTTTAACTAATTCTTCAAAAGCAGACGATAAATAAGGAGGAATACTTCCTGTCTGCTCTGATATTTTTGAGGTGGTCACTGACATCAGTGATTCCTCCCTTTTTTGACATATTGCTCAAATGACTTCGATTTTGGAGGAAGAAATTTATTAACTCCCTTGTGATTTCGTAAGTTATTCCTAAAATTGTCTAATACTTTGGCTCCTTTTTTATTATCTCCATTGCCCAATTTATCAACAAATTCTTTTTTGAAAACAAATTCTCCAGGAGATACTTTTGCCTTAATCACTCGAGTTCTGTAACTTCTTTCCGGATTTCTAATAATCCCACTTTTTAAAAAAGAATCCTCCATTTTTTGGAACTTATGTCCCCCATTATGGCTGTTCCCATCTCCAAAAAGAGAAGTTGTCGTTCCATCCATCACATAAGAGCCTTCCTCTAAATGCGTTGGCACTGTATCATCTTGTCCTCCATCACTCCCATCAACATACCCGCCTTCTTTAAACTGAGGGATTTCTTGCTTAAGATGAGAGTTCTTTTCTTCGGCTTCCAAGATTTGAAGTATTTGAAGCAACTTCTCTAAGGCAGTAGCATTCGGATCTTGAGCGGCCGACATCGCAGACGGAAGGGGAAAATGAGGAAGACCTGGCGCAAATCCGAGAGGCGACAAATTTCCAATGGGATGACCCGCCATGGGACCAATATGAACTGTCCCAAAATCATGTCCTGGTGTTTGATAGGGTGGCGGCTGAAATTTACTCCCCCTTGTTCCCTCTAACAGATTCTTAGCACCACTTTGAAGCACCTTCCCAAATACAGATCTGGGCTCTAATACCTTCTCAAATAAAGACTTCGGAGCTGCCTTTTCAAAAAAAGATTCTTGCTGCTCTGGTAGCGCTTCCCTTCTCATGCCCCCCATTAAGGTATTCGCCCCCAATACCCCAGCCGCAGGTTTAGCAAATCCTGCTATCTTTGGCGCAAGCATTTTATCAATTACCCCAGTCGTCCCAACATTTCCAAAGAAGCCTAATCCTCCTCCCGTCGTAGGAGCAGACTGAATGCCTATCTGACTCAATAAAGAAGGCTTTGTTAAGCCAACCGCCTTCTCTAACGTAGGCGTTATCAAACTGCTTCCGCCCGCCTTGGCCAATCCTTGAACGACCATGGGAGCAAGTGCCGTATAAGCCGTTCCTATTCCTGCCCCCTCTAAAGCCCCTTTAAGCTTATTCTTCCTGCTCCTGGCTAATGTCCCCCCTAATGAAGCGGCGGCAATTGCGGCAGCAGGGCCACCCAACATAGTACCGCCTACCGCCCCTATAACAGCAGGAATATACTTGGCTGCCTTTCTTAAAACTCTTCCAAGTTTAAATCCCATGCTTTTCTCCTAGGAGTAAACTTCTCCACCTTCATCGTAATAATGATGCCCTAGCAAATCAGCCATATCTCTCAATCCATGAACTCCTCCCCCATGAGCAAAGCCAAACCTGCTACGGAGCATGGGAGCCATATATCGGCCTCCCTGACCTCCTAAAAGACCACCCGCGCCCCCAAGTGTCTGATTCTGGAAGGCACTTGGAATTCTGGAAGCAAGTTGATTGTTTAAAAAGGCACCCGCTCTTTGGCCTAAACCAAGTCCTTGCATGGATTGTGGTAGAATATTATTTAACTGATTACCCATGTTAGAACTGAAAGATTGCCCTAATTGGCCAATATTCATTCCTTGATATTGAGGAGGGAGCATCTGATTCAGATAATTGCCGGCTTGACCGCCAAACTGTTGGCCCATTCCTTGGAAGGAAGGCATTTGTGGCATTTGGGCTGGTTGCTGCTGCGCATCCCCTCCACCGCCAAAGTGTCCAAGAAGATTACCAGCGGCATTTCCCAGTCCACCGCCTACCATAGCGCCCATTGGGCCCCCAAACATGCCCCCTAGGGCGGTTCCCGCCACAGGCGCCAATGAACTAACCGCACCCATTAAAGGCTTACCAATGGCACTTAAACCACTGCTTAGACCATGACCCACTTTAGAAAAAAAATCTGTAAATGCACTCATTTTTGACTCTCCGTGTCATTGTTAAAGCCACCTCTTCCTGAGGCGACTGTATAGTATAACCTATATTGAATAATAAGGGTTATTTACAGGGCCCCCAGAATGAAATTTGGTAAATCTATTTCCCAAATATCCTCCTCCTAAAGCTCCCCCTAAAGCCCCTAATCCTCCCCCTAAAAGTCCCCCTAACACCTTTCCAACCGGGGCACCATATCTCCCAAGCTTTTTACCTAAATATCCTCCTAAAGCAGAACCCGCTGTTGCCCCAAGCCCTGTTCCACCCAATGCTCCCGCTGCCCCTCCTCCTAATGTTGCTCCTATATTTTTAAGGCCTCCAAAGGAGGATTGAGGATTGTTGGAAAATTGGCTTGAAAGATAATTTCCAAATTTTTTACCGAAGTTGGTAGCATAATCATTAAATTGAGGGCCCATGCCTAATGGTAATTTACTTCCAATAGAAGAACCAAGTTGTCCGCCTAGTCTGCTTCCTACATTTTCAAAAGCATTATTTCTAGTTTGCTCTGGAATCATTCCCATAGCGGAACCCGCTGCTCTTCCTAATCCAGAAGCAGCGCCACTTGCCAAAGAGCTGGCAGAAGGCAATGCGTTATAAGCGGCTGACCCCAGAGACCCTAAACCACTTGCAACAGAACCAGCAGAAGGCAATGCATTGTAGGCAGAGGAGCCTAAGGAACCAAGCCCACTTGCAACAGAGCTAGCAGACGGTAACGAATTATAAGCGCCAGAAGCGAGAGAGCCTAATCCAGACAAAGCACTTCCTGCTAATGAGCCCAAATTACCCAGCATGCTGCTTCCTTGAGGTGTTTCAGGATGGGCTGCTATCACAGCAGGAGAAGATTCTTGAGTAATCGTTGGAAACTGCTCCAAATTTGACGGAGGTGGCGGACCCATGCTTCCGGGAACTAATTCGGAAGGTATCGAATCGGAAAAGTTTGGCATTATCTGTGGTAAAGATTGATAGCCTCGACTTAACATATCGCTGATGCCCAAATTGGGCGCTGCGTTATAGGCAGTAGATCCTAAATTGTAGAGTGAACTTCCTAGATTTCTTAATCCCCATGGCATGATTATTCTCCTTTAAAAATTTGCCATTGCGTGAAAAACATCGAGTGCCCAAGGTTTCCAGTCATGATAATGCTCTGGTCCAGGTGCCCCACTTCTTGAAAAAGAATTTTCTTGGACTAACATATTTCCCCAGACTTTCCAATCAGACTCATTTCTTAATAATGGAATGTTATCTCGAGGGAAATCGATGATTAAAGAATGTGCCCAATGACTTAATGTTGTTTCCTTGGGAAGCATCATGGTCTATCATCTCCTGATTTAATAACCGCTAAGACTTGTCCCATTTCATAAAATCCACCCGCGATATTACTTTCGAACTTAAGAAACATTTCTCTGAATTGGTCTCTAATATCTATCTTTTCTGTTGTAGGAGAAAAGGTATAAGGGCTATTTTGACTTATCACGACTGGGGATTTTGCATATTTTCTTCCTTTCACCGTTAAAGTCATGTTTCCTGTTTGATTAAAATCTGGTTCTATTCTATAGAGGTAAATATCTTTATCTACGCCACCAAATTGGCCATCTATTCCAAAGGCAGCTAAAGAAAAAATGGAAGTTTCTACAAAGGAATCAATTGGAGTAACGCTATTATCAAAATTAACCTGGTCAACTCCTTTTTCTTGTATCCATAGACTATAATTTCCGCCTCCATTGGGTGAATTTCCAGACCAGATTGGATTTTGAAATACCTGAGTAAAATAGCCATCCCCTCGTAAAACGGGAGTGTCATACCAAGTTTTTTCTAGAATATTGTAAATAACAGCGTGATTGCATTCTGTAGCATTTCCGAACGGAAAGACCCACCATATTTCTCCAAATCTAGGGACTTTGGTAGCCCATACTTTTTGTCTCTGAGCATAATTAACATTATCAAAGAAAAAATTGGTTGACATATCATTAGGAATCTGTTGAACAGTTCCATTGTAAACAAAGAATTTATCCATTCCCACCCAAAAATAAAGTCCATCATACTCAACGATTCCTCTGCTAGATAAGATAGAACTTTCATCAGTGACAGTATCAAAATTGAATTCAACAGTGGTTATTCCTACTTGAGTCACTCGGATTAAGCTATCTAAGCTCCATAGAAGACCTGCTGGGCTGGTATTCCCTCCTCGAGTTGCACTGCCTGCTACTATTTTTGAGCCTGTTACTCTAGCGTCTCCTAAAATGGTTGTAGGATCGTTTGGAGCTGACCATTTTACATCTCCTGTATTCCCAAACATGAACAAAAAGGGATGGAAAACGGAGATTCCGCCTGAGACATTTATTCCAGTTGGAATTAAAGGCGTTACAGCAGCAGAATCTCCAAAATAAATAGGGGTTTCTACTGCATTATCGATAGAGGACATGCTTTGGGCGGCATGTGCTATTAATACGCTAGAATTATCTGCCGTGGAAAACATCGTATCGAATTTCCAATTGTTATCTAGATTGGAATCGAAAAGAGCCGGAGTTCTATCCACCACTCCTCCAATTGGAGTGCCAAATTGGTTAATTGGTAGATATTTTACAGAAGCATAATCTGCTATATAGACATTATAATTTGGAGAGAGCGGTAAGATAAATATCTTTCTGGGGATATTAGGCAATGTGTTAATTAATTCTTTATATCCTCCTATTTTTCTGGGTAGCCCCCTTTGGAATCGACTCCATACTCCATCAATCCAATTTCGACTGGCAAAATCTGTCCCATCTCGCTTGATGCCAGGTTGAGGAGAAAGAACCGATATACGATTCGTCATTAGTCGGACCTCGCATTGCTGGCTCTGTCTAATAATCTTTGGTCGTCTTGGGAATTTAAGCTTTCTATTCCTTTTTGATACATATTTTGCCAAAGGGGGACCCGCTCATCATTCTGAAGAAAAGGAACAGCTTCTAATAAAGAAGCATATAAAAATACATCAGGAGCGTAATTTGTAATCCAGTTTGTTTGGTTATTAACCGTAATGGGGTCTGGTAATTCCAGATAAGAATATTCAAAAGGATAAGCCTGGTCGGGAGTGGGAGCCACAAGTAAATGAGAATATCCATAATCGCAATAGAATTGGGGAGGGGCTGTTTTTGTGGCATCTGGCCAATAATTCCTAAGGAATTCATATTTCCTAAGAGCAAGTTGATTTCTAGTATTGTTTCCAACACCGGTTCCGAAATTAAGAGAAAGACTCCTTCTCCACCTTCCTGGCTTCGTGATAACGGGGTTACCCACGAGGAAAGCACTGGTAACATAGACTTCTAGGCCGATGTTTTTAGATTCTCGACAGATTCTTTGTTCTGCTTGAGAGATAAAGTTCGGAATTTGGGCAATCGTATCTGCGTCACTTCGGATGAGGTAGCTTAGAATTTGAGCAGAAAGAGAGTTAAAGGTCATCGCCATAATATTTCCTTATATAGGCTGCAATAAGCGCTGGATTTATTAGGCGATTGTTATTTCTATAACTGACCATTCCACCATGAGCAAGGGGAGTGGCTGGATCTGGCTGCCGCAGGGCAGCAGGATTTATGACATCTGCATCGTATCCTGTTGGTGATTCCAGCTGTAGGTATCTACCAAAAGAAGCTGGATGAGAAGAATAGTCTGAATTTTCAGCACCCGTTGGAACCGATTCTCTCGTTACCTGAGGCCATTTATGTTTTATGGCATTAGAAAACCATTCTGTTCTACGTCCCTCGGTATCTTGATGTTCTCCCAGCATTAAATTATAGGCTTGCTGTGGATCTATAATTTTAAGTGCTTCAAGTTCATCAGATCCTCTAAAATTTAGAGTCGGATCGTCTTGAGGATATAAAGTATTGAAATAATTTCTCATGTTTAAGAGGTCTGGGGCTTTTACAGGAGAATAAACTACCCCATAATCCTTGGGGGACCCTTCCCATTGAGGAAATGTTTTTTCGTATTCTAAGCTTACCCCCTGAGACCCAGGGGCAGATTTTAAAATATCAAAATTCTGTTTTTGACTAATGGTTCCTTTCGGAAGTCCAAAAAATCTAGTTTGGTTTGAGTCTATTCCTGTCTCCTCTCTAAATTCTCGGCGAGCAGCCTCTCTCCAATCTTTATCTTGAACTTGCTTTTTCTTCTTTTTATTAACACCCCCTCCAGGAATAACATGTTGGGCTGGATTATTTAATATAGGATCAGGAGGGTTATAATTATCCCCCTTTTCCCACCATCTGGCGCCCGTTCTCTTTTTCCCAATAAGTAATTTTGGTTCAGAAACTCCAGCCTTGAACATCGACTTAGCATACGGAAGCTGATAAGAACTCGATACTTCTCGCTCAAACCTTTCTTTTTTCTCTTTTTTATCAGAATCATCTGATAGTTTTCTTTTCATTTTTTTTACTGTTTCCATTCCCTATCTCCCAAATTTAATATTAAATTTATTTGGTTTTGAAAATTCAAAAATACTATTCAAAATGTTTTTATCATAAGTATTTCTTTTATAAAAATGAGTTATCAGAGGTATATTGTATGAATGATTCGAGGCGGACAAAAATAGTGCGCATCCCTTGTAATAATTATCTATTCTGGATTTTCTAACATTCATCATTGCCCAATCGTATTCAGAGATTCCCGTGTAAGGTTTCAAACATTCCCTTAACGCCAATCTGACATATTCGGATGAAATGGTTAAGTTTTTAATATTATTATTATTCAATATTTCAACAGCGGCCCCCGAAACCATGTAACAATCATGAAATTCTAAATTCATAATTGAAGAATTTTCGCATATTAACTTAATATCTTTATTTTCTATCGAGAATTCAGAAAGACTTAACGATTGTATGCTCTTATTTTGTTGGATGGCATTGAAAAATAAATTTTCAGCTTTTTTACCAAAAATATTTATCGAACGCAATGATGGAATTGAAAAAATGCATGAAAGAGATTCATCTCCCATCTCATGAAATGTAATCTCAATACTCTGAACGCTTTTGTTCTTTTTAAGAAAGGGAATAATTTTTTCCACTGCAAACTTATCATCTATCGCTTTATAAGCAAGATGACCAAGATCGACATTGGCAAAATTTAAAGATAGCTTATTGGTGATTAATGCTTCATCAAATTTTTCTTGGAAAATAGAATCTTTTAACATTAAAAATCTTTCTCTTTCCTCCTTTTCTTCCCTTTTTTTAGCTTCTTGCTCAGCTTCATCTCCTACATAATCAATCAGGATTTCATCCTCCTCAATCGGGGGAGACAGTTTTCGCCTCTTACTCGAATCAAACATCATCAACATGCTTTTACTTGTTTCCATCTAATCCTCCATCATTTAAGGATTAATAATGTACCAGTTTGCATCAGTTAAGTCCAATACATTCGTTGAAACAACATTAAAAGAAACACCCTCAACAATACTACAGACGGTCAGAGCTCCTATGCTTGTCGGAGAGCCCCCATGAGTTCCAGCATTATGACAAACAAGAATGATTGAACTAACAGAGGCAGCAGTGGTAGAAACAGTCACCTCTGTTGTACCATTCAATGTCACTAATCCACAAGTTGAATCACTTGCAGATGGAACTGGGATTGGCAATAGACTTGATTGGGGAGGTCCGGAATAAGAATCTATCCTAGTTATTTGACCAGAAACAACTGTGGTTTGAAAAGGAATAAGATAAACATATTTCCCATCATAAATTCCGCCCTGAAATCCCGCGCTATTAGCGTCTAATGCTGCTGTGTCAAAAAAGGAATAACTTAAAGAAGAAGTAAATGATTTTGTAACGTCAAAAATTGTTATCTGACCAGAAGCCGTTATTCCAACTCTATTTGGAATGTAATATATATATTTCCCATCGAAAACGGCTCCAGAAAAACCAATACTATTAGCATTCAATGATGCAGTATCAAAAACCTTATAGCTAGAAGTCGACGTGAATGATTGCAGTGTATCATATCTAGTTATTTGACCAGATGCACCAAATTGATTAGGAACATAATAGACATATCTTCCGTCAAATACCGCTCCACTAAATCCAGCGCTTCCCCCATTAACTGATGTCGTATCAAAAAGTGTATAGCTACCAGAAGAAGTGAAAGACTGTGTGGTATCATATCTTGTTACTTGCCCATTAAACGAACCTACTCCAGATACCTTGGTTGGAGCAAAATAGACATATCTTCCATCAAATGTTCCTCCAGTGAATCCCTTGCTATTTGAACTTAATGTAGCGGTATCGAAGAAAGAGTAACTCGGAGTTGTTGGCCATAAAGAGTTATCAAATGGCAATGTGGTATCATATCTTGTTACTTGTCCATTTGTTCCGCCATTTCCATATGGAACATAATAAATATATCTTCCGTCAAATACGGCTCCAATAAATCCAGCGCTATTAGTATTCCCCCCCACTGCGGTATCAGCAGAATTAAAAAATGAATAGCTTGAGCTCGAAGAAAATGGCTGAGTGGTGTCATATCTCGTTATTAGACCACTGGGGGTAGCGCTTCCCTTTGGGATGAAATATACATATCTTCCATCATATATAGCCCCAGCGAACGCTTTGCTCGCGCCGTTAACGGATGTTGTATTGAAAACGCTATAGCTTGAGCTCGAAGAAAATGGCTGAGTGGTGTCATATCTCGTTACTTGACCTATCGATGTAGATGCTGTACATAAATAAATATATCTTCCATCAAATGCTCCTCCAATGAATCCCTTGCTGTTAGAATCAATAGCTGTTGTGTCAAAAAATAAAGTTGTTATAGGATTTTTATATTTTTGAGAACCAACGACACCTCCCCCAAATCCACCCTGATTGTATCCTTCAGATACACTAATTAACTGATTGTTATAAGTTGGAGGGAAAACAGAAGTTGTGCTTGATACTGAAGCAAAAGAGAGATTACCGGCGCCGTCTGTTTCCAAGACTTGGCCTGCTGTTCCATCCGTTAATGGTAATGTCCAAGTAGTATTTCCAGATAAGGTCCCCGCAGATTTGAATGCCACATAATTAGTATTTGCTGTGTCGTTAAATTTTAAGGATTTAGCTGATGTGATTACAACATCACAAGCATTTCCTAAAACCATCGTGTTACTTGTTGCAACGGTAGCATTGTATCCAATGGCAGTTGCATTCGTTAACCCATTAGCGGTTGCATCTGCGCCATATCCAAAATAGGAACATCCTGTGTTCCCAGGTTGATTTTTACCAGCAGTCGAACCAAATGCAGAATTGTAAGAAGAGCTCGTATTTTGATTTAATGCCTGTAGACCAAATCCACAATTATCATGGCCGCTCCCAGTATTGACCAGGCAGTCATGACCAAATCCTGAATTGTTATCAGCATTATTATCTTGAAGAACATTACTCCCGACAGCAACATTTTTATTCCCGCCACCATTAAATAATAATGCATGATAACCGACTCCGATATTATCGGAACCACCAGAATTAGTCTGTAATGCAGAGACCCCGATTGCAACGTTGTCAACGCCTCCGGTGTTGTTTTCTAAAGCATAAGCTCCAACTGCAGTATTACGAGATCCTCCGATATTCGCATTTAAAGTATTAAACCCAAACCCTGAATTAGAATCCCCCGTAGTTGTAAGATTACCAGCACTTATCCCTAAAAATACATTATTTGAACTACCAGTTGTATCAATAATTTGAGTTAAATTAAACGATATGGTTCCAGTGGTTGTAATTGGACCACCCGTTAGACCATAACCAGTTCCAACGCTGGTAACGGTTCCAGAACCTCCTGCGCTTAAATTGATAGTGCTTGCGCTATTGGCGTAATATAAATCATCTCCAGAAGTATATAAAATTCCACCAGTTCCGAATGCAGGAGAGCTCGGAATAGAGGTCGTATCATCCAGCTTAATAGCGCAATTACTCCCTACATTAGAAATGTGTAAAGTGTAAATGGGCGAAGTTTGATTGATACCGACATTACACCCATTGCCAAGGAGTAATGAGTTAGAGGTTGAAACCCTAGCAGAAGCGCCAATGGCGCATGCATTTATTAAATCATCATTATAAACACCTGCTCCGTATCCTAAGAAGGTACAGCTGTTTAAATTAACTTGAAATCCAGAAGCAGAAAAAGTTCCTACTGCTGTGTTTTGTGTTCCTATTGTTATATGCCCAAGAGAAGAAAGTCCAATCCCAACATTTCCTCTACCGCTGGTTAGAGAGGCCTCGGAGAGATTACCAATCCCAATATTTTCTGTACCAGTTACAGCATTGGTTCCTGAACTGAATCCAATAAAAAGATTATCAGTGACCCCAAAAGTATCAATAATAGTGGTTGCGCTACTAACAACAGTTAACTGCCCTTGGGCATTAACTGTTGCATTTAGAACGGTATAATCCCCCGCCGTAATGCCTGTATCCGAAATTGATACACTTCCAATCGCTGTAATAGGATCTGGACTACAGGTAATCCCTGTGCCAGAGTTTATTTGTGTAACAGAGCCGCCAGAGGTGTTAAACTGAGCCCAAATTCCGCCTTGTCTTCCATAAAATGCACCAACCGTTTTGTCATACACCAACATCCCATTGGAATCAGGAGAAGATACTAATAGAGCATCTCTATCACTGGTCGTCATTCTTGAAATAAGCAAAGCACCAGTGGATGATTGCAATTCAAGCAAAGCAGAGGGAGTCGTAGAACTTCCTGGTAATTCCCCTGTAATCAAAGAGCAGACTTGTGAACCAGGCCCAAAATTGTTATCGAGATACTGAACACCTAACAAGGTATCAACAAAGATAAGTCCAACTCCGTTAACAAATTGAACATTTCCTAGATTTCCAATTTGATTAACAGTAACAAGAGGCCCTCCAAAAGGACCAGGCGCTGGAACAGCAGTAATGCTAACGCCACTGTCTGAAATTAAATCTCCTGTAATATTATTGAATATAGCTATGTTTCCGACGACAGAGACAGCAGGTCCTGAAACATTCCCAGCACCACTCGCCGCTGTAATCCAATTACCATTTACTTTTGCATCAAATTGATTGGTATTGGTGTTATAAAGAAGCATCCCATCCGTAGAATTTAAGTCATCTCGTTCAGCAGTCGTCATCCTGGGGACCAACAATCCCCCCTTCGTCGAGCGAATTTCTAAAGCGGCATCAACAGGCGCACCATTTTCAATGGTTAAGGTTGGAATGGCATCTACAGAGCCATTGGGCGCATCATACGTATCAGCAATTAAAACGCTGGTCGTAAAAGTAGAAGGAGCATAAGTATTAATACCCATCGAATACCTCCTTGTATTCTTTATTAAGAACTCTCAATGGAAATGCTAATGGAATAGCGTTTCCATATTGTTAAAAAATCAAAGCGCTATCCACGCCCCATTCACACAAGCCCTTACTTCGTTGTCGGTTGTGTTGTAATAAATCGCCCCATTTGAAATGGCCGGATCTGCCGCTAGCTGAGGAAACTGAAGTGGAAGAATGTTTCCAGCGTAATTAAAGTTGTTTAGGTTGCAAATTGAATTAATGTTTAAAGAGGGCGCAGTCAAAGAAACCCCATCTAGTTGAAATGTGCTTCCTCCTGTCCTATTAAAATCAACGGCATTTGTTGCAATTGTGATGGGACTGTTATTCCCAAACCCATCTTGCAATGGCTGTAAAACATTGGTTAGCCCTTGCCCCCCATTTGTGGTTGTGAGCAAATCTCCATACCCTGACTGAATGGCAAGATTAGTAAGCTGTGTCATGCTGAAATCCACCTTGTGTTATTGAGGCTCTTTATAATCTGAGCCTGCGTCAGAGGTTGTTCGTTGAAAAAAGGTCCCCCATTCGCCACCAAGGGAGGGGGGTAACCTTGCTGCAATAAAGCCAATCTCTCAGCTTCTGTAGGTGCAAGGGCTCCATCTTCATTATTTCCCAGCATATTGAAAGGAAGCGTAATTTGTGAAAAAAAAGGCAACGTATTATTCGAAAAGGTCTCCGTACTTCCCTGTGGTAATCTCGGCTCTTTAACCGGAACAGGATCGGGCGGAAGAATAGGAGGCCTTAATTGCTCATTGGGTTTATCAATGTAAGGTTTTCCGACATAGAAACCAGTCCACACCAAGGCATTTCCGCGCCATTCCATTTGCCTTACCAAATCGTTACGATTGAATACAAATCCTGTGTAATCACAAATCCCTAATGCCTTTGGATTAGAGGGGTCAATTTGGACATGCTTTCCTTTCGGTCTATAACTCATTCCTTCCTCTCTTTTTATCAATCTCTTTTCCCATCCACTTTCCAATCCAAATATTGAGCAAAAAGCAAATGACACATAATATAAAAATGATAAAAATACTCACTAAAATGCTCATGATAAGGGTAGCATTCATACAGTTGTCCAACCTTGCATGTAATCTCCATAGATTCTAAGAGGAACCCTCTCTCTATCTTCTTGACCAGCGATGTTATATTCTTCATCGGACAACTGTTTTAAGATGGGGATTATCTCCAACTTTGATTCTTTTATCGATAATTTATGAGCCAAGGCTGCAGTCAAGGCTTCCAGAAATCTAACAGAAACCTCCGGAACATTAGTCATTGAACCGATATCTTGCGGCATTTCTATTCTGGTGTAAAAAAGATTGTTGTAGAGGGTATTAGGCGTTGGCCATAAGATAATAGTCGGACTTATCTGTCTGTCTACATAAAAACTAGTGGGTCTTCCGGTTTGATTTTTATTAGGAAGCGCGATATATTCTGCTCGAGAAAGACGGGTTACGATTGTATCTTGTAAAGCAGTATTAAAATATAATTCCTGAATGTTTAAAGTAGCGCCCCCTGTCTCTCTGATTCTAAAATAGCTTCCCAAGGTTGGAACCATGATAACAAACCAAGTAATAAGTCCTTGAGTGTAAGCTTGAGCAGGAGGATTTCCTACTTGAGTCCAGGTTGCATTGTCATTAGAAAATTCAAATACCAGTGTGTAGGTTAAAGTTTCCTTTGACTGTATTCCAACCATTGCAATGGCGTATTGATTCCCATTTCCCCAAAAATATCCGATATTCCCATCGGGTGCTGTTTGACTGCAGGCGGTTTGAGGATTGTTATCAAAGGCATTCGCAGCGACTCCACTGCTTGCAAAAGGGGTTCCTCCTAGATTACGGTTAGAGGTTCTGATAGTTACTTCTAGAACATCACTGGTTGCTTGTGGGAGATTGTAGGTGTTTTGATTGTTATAGAGGGCCAACATCTCTCTTTTGACAGTCCAAAGATTTAAGCCTCTATTAATCCAAGAAGATAGGATAAAGTTTAGAGAGCGCTGAGCGGTTTGTATTTTTTGATAAGTCAATAAGTCAGGAAGGATGCCAACTCTTTCATAAGCATCTGTAATTATCTGCTCGCTCTGAGGAGATTGAAATAGAAAGGTTCCTGATGTTGACAATTAATCATCCTCCATCCACCCTACTGATGAAACCCTTTTAAAGTTCGAGCAGAATGAGCTCGTTTTCTCATCAATGGACTTTTGGAATGCTCTGCTTTTTCAAGCTTAGATTCCGGAATTTTTTGACCTGTTGGAACATGTAAGGCGCGGTGAAGGGCGCCTGGTTTCTTAATGGCGCCTTGGATCCAATTTTTCTTTGCTCTACTCATTTTATCCCCGTCTGCATTAAGGTTGCTCTCAAAGAGCCAGTGGCATTTGACGCTGTAACAGCAATTGAACAATAGACAAATGAATTTATCAGTGAACTTCCAACAGCACTGACTGTTTGGTTTGTTAAGGCTGCAGTTGGATCGAAAAAGAAAGGAGCTGCAACTGTTGAAACATCATCTAAGGTTGCTTGTAGAGAATAAGTAATGTTATTTGCCAAAACGACTACTTGAGCAGAAAAGACGCTGCTAGCCCTATCGTAATCATATAAGAACCAACGGGTTCTGCCTGTTGTTCCGCTACCAATGGATACGCCATTTCCTCCTACGGATATAATGCCTGAAGCAGCCACAGTTGCGCCAGAGGAAATAGAAGTGACCGTATCAAATATCTGTGCAGTATAAACCGTATTGTTGTTTGGCCCAACTCTTGTTTCACTGACAACAGCTGAATTATAAGTCCCTGTTATGGTAAAATTTATGGTTGATAAATTATCAACTGATGAAAGAGAAACTGTTCTTGATATCCCAATAAACGCGACTGAACCGCTGTTAGATAAAGAGCCATTTATAGATATAGATGTAACCCCAACTTGCACAGCATTTACTGCCCCGCTGACTGCTATGTTTGTTATGGTATTAAAAGCTTGCGCCACCAGCACAGTATTATTGTTTGGACCTGCTGTGGCAACACTGGTAACGACGGATCCATTATACGTCCCCGTAACCGTAAAGTTAACTCCGGACAGATCATTAGCTGATGAAAGAGAAATAGTTGTTGGCGTGGAACCAAAAGACACGGTTCCATTACTAGCCGCCGTGCCATTTATAACAAGATTTCCCGCGCCGACAGTGTTTTGCGTAGCGCAAACAATTGTATTATTTGTTTGCGTAGCGCAAACTGCTTGAGCAGCCGGTATTGGCCAATTATAAACACGAGGTGAAGACATCTTAGCTATTCTCTAATTGAATAGTGGTTGTGTCATACCAAACCGTTACTTTCATTATTCCAGAGCTTCCCGATATTTTACCTGTGCTAAAAACATACAATGGTTGGCCTATCAAATAAGGTGCAATCGAAGCACACTGATTTGAAGGAGAAGAAATACAACACTGACCATATTGTTGATATGAAAAAAGCTCATTTAAGGGAGCAGATGCGAATTGGTTTTTAAGAGAAGAATCGGTTATTATTATCAGAGAGCCAGCAGGAACAGACAAATCTCCTCCCGTCAGTCCAAAAAAAACATTTTGAACAACATTTACATTCGGAGTAGGCGCAATCGGAACTGCTATAACAGGCTGGTTATATAAATTAAGTATCTGACTTGCATTCAAACTAACACTGGCTACTGGCATTAAACTATCTCACCCGAAACAACCATTTTCTCTTCCTTCATCAATCGAATGGATTCAGAATAGGCTTGAATAGCGCCTTCAATTTTAGCGATGTTGGAAAGAGTCACTGTCTTGTCATTTTTTAATCGACTTAAAGCATTATTAACTTCATTCAGAAATAAATGTTGTTTTTTCAACTCTTCAGTTAATTGACTATACTTTTCTTCAATCTTAATTACTTTTCCTTCCATGGATGTCTCTCCCTTAATTAAACGATTGGCAAAATTTTATATGAGATATACCAGTTGATATTTGTACCAGCGCCATTTGCAAATGCAGCCGTTGTATTGGTAATACAAACTGGTGAATTTATGACGATACCTGTTGTCGCAAGTCCATCTGTTGTATCCCCAATAACACCGGTCGTTAAAGCAATGTTATTAGCAGCAGCTAGAACAGCTGCTGCTGAAATACCAGCCGATGGAGTTGCTATATTGGTACCACTTGGAACTGCTCCATTAGCAGAATATTGTAGATAAACCGTTCCACCATTTACATAAGGCGTATGACCGGTTGATACAGTCTCAATAATAAATTGACTAACAATGATTGCAAAACCAGCGCCGGGAGCAGGTAACAATAAAATGGAAGCACCATGCATTGCTACGACTTGAGCCGTAGTCAGAGTTCCAGAGGCAATTCCCCCCTGAGAAGCCCAACCCGAAGCTCCAGCAATTCCACCTTGGGCAGTATAATTTACAACTGAATTAATCGTAGTATTGTACGCACTCATTCCAGGCGCTGGCGTGGCTAATGCTGCAATTTGGGCACTTGTCATTCTGGGTAACAAAAATGCCCCTAGAGTGGATTGAATTTCCAATGCAGCAGAAACAGTATTTCCGCCTACTTTTGTCATCTGAGGAATAGAATCACTCGAGCCCCCCGTCGTGTGAACCGTATCCGTTATCAGGAAAGCTGTTGTAGAGGTTGATGGAGAGATTAAATTAATCCCCATAAATTTCTCCTAAGAAAATTAGGTTCCTGGACTTCCATAAGCAGAACGAGCATTACTGACACCAAAGGAATATCGCTCAATGGCCTTGGCCATTAGATTGTCTGTCGAAAAGTCAGTGTAAACATCAGTTTCGATTCCTTCCCTAACATAATGCTTCAAACCATCTGGCGCATCCGTCAAAACAAACCAAGAATTTGGCGTTGTTAAGAAGTGATTAACCCTATATCCTTGCGGAATAGAGGTTAAGTTATAAACAGCGCTAATATCATTATTGTTTGTGTTTGTTCTAAATTGAGAACCCAGCAATCTTTCTGCAACAAATTGTCCCTGGGGCGGAACAAGTAATTTAAGCGGATTGGTCATAACGATTAGACCCGCTTGGTCCTTGAACAATTGAATAGAGATAATGGAAGACTCCAAAGAGGCCTCGTTTAAGTCAGCAGGTACAGCCGGGGTGTTTGAATAGACACCGCCATCAATAGGATGGTTCGGACTGAAGAAAGGTTGTCCATCTCCAATGGGAAAGTTGGTATTAAATCCATTATTAAAGACAGAGGCGCCCAGAATCTCTTTGGTTTGAGCCATCGATTTCTTTAGAGATTTCACCATCAGCGGAAATTTGGTCTTATAGAGATTATCCATTAAAGCTTGACGAGTGATATTAAATGAAAGACCAACGTATTTATGGGTATATTGAGTAATAATACGTTGACCCATGGTATCCACCGCTGTGGGCGAACCTTCTGGTCTAATCTGACCCAAACCAGTCATTCTCATTTCTACTTCGACTTCAGTTTGCTTGTCAGATTCATAGACTTCAAATGCATCCCGCCATTCAGCTGGGTACATTGGGTAATCGCCAAATACTGCTGCCAAACCAGGTCTCAATAAGTTGGCAATCGCAGTTGTATTAATAGCCATTTAGTTTCTCCTTAAACTTTTACGTTTCCTTCCTAGAAACGGATTAACATTAAACTCCACCTGAACCTGTGCTACCGCGTAATGGATTGTCATTAATCTGAACAATGACATTGTTGTAATTAACGCCGAATGCATTACCTGGAACAGGGGTTAAACGCAAAATCTTTAAAGGAGAAGTTGCGGTGTTATCAATCGCTAACAGAACTGCTCCTGATTGACCACTAACAGTAGAGCCCGCGGTTCCAAATCCAATCGTTGCATTGCTGAATAAGTCAACCTGAAGAATACCAGCGCCGCCACTTCCGGCAGCGTTTCCTGCTTGGATGTCATAAAGAATATTTGGATCGTCTAATACAAAGGCGACTGGATTCTGATTTCTAAAAGTTGGCGGTGCAGGATTTGGCCAATACGGCAGATTAACGAGATTATTGTTTACATCGTAATATTGAACACCTGCAAAAACACCGCTCACCGGTCCGTTATTGGCACCGGTTGCTCGACCAATCGTGCCGTCTGCAAGTAAAGTAACAGGATCGCCTGTAAAAAGCGCTGTAGCATAGTTATAAGCAACAAAATAGGAATTCTGTGGACAAGGGATTGGGCCGCTGCCCAAATAAGAAACTGGTCGAAGACCAAAGGGAGCATTAGTACCATATGCCATGTTGACTCTCCATGTCAAAGAAACGCACACTACAGAAATCCATTCTGTAGACATCATCAATGACACGTGGAATCACGCGATGGAGGATTTTCACCTCGACCTTATTTAACGAGCTTGGTCCGCTCTTATCTATAGATCAATAGAACAGTTTTTCATTCTGCTCTATTGAGCATAGAATAGATTTGGTTTGTCTTTCTTAACGATAGACACAAACATTATACTCTCTATTCTAAAAAAGACAAGCTCCTTTTTAAGTCTATCCAATTTTACCAATTTCCGTATTCATTCTTGATAGTTGGGAGAGGGTCTGATAAGAAACTGGCTTTGATATGCCTGTCTCCCATGAAGTCTTCTGTTCCCGGCATGGAGCACAAAAGCCTCATATTGTGCGCATCCCTTTTCTGGCGCTCTTCTTTGCAGATAACAGTAGGCCGCTCGAACAGAACCAGTCCCGTATGTGCTATATAGCCTTTCAGATGGCTGGCTCGATGAAATGTATCCTCAAAGGCATAGTCTGGGTGTCTATCTGATGGGACAGGCGTCCATCCTTTACGTTTCATTTCAACTATTCGACTGGTATCTGGCTCGTTTAGAACACTTTCCCTAACCCAAAAGTAGGTCCACCCATCAGGTATCTGCTCTTTGGGGATACTTAAGGGGTCTTCATAGTTCATGTGACTCTTTTGTCTGAGTTCATTTATTCTCAGCTCTAGTCTTCTCGATTCCTCAATCCGTTGAGGCGCTCTCTTTTCCATTTTGACTTACTCCTTGAATATTACCAATTTATATCCGAATTCTTTAGCCAGGTCTTTTAATTCATCTAAATACATATTCGGCTCATTAAATGTGTTTTTAGCAGTTCTCGCTTCTTCACATAAACTTTTCTCCCTCCTCATTAAAATAAGATTTTTATACTCTATCCCATCCATCCTGATTCCATAGGGCGATCCAGATTTGAATATGTCTGGATGTTTATCTGCTTTTACTATTTCCCATCCTTGATTTTCTAGATTTTTGACGCTAGCCTCCAGAGACCAAAAATGTTCAAAATTATCATCTTTTACGAAAGGTAGTATTCTCTCTAACGGAGATTTATCTTCATAAAAAATCTTGGCATAATCTTCACTATAAAGAATATCAGATAATGCCTCGCTTATAGGCTTAATGTCTTTCTGCTCTATCTCCATTAAAATATCCTCGAAATTTTCGTAGTATTCTTCTTCTATTTTACTCATTATCTTCCGTACAACCTTTTAGATTTTCCAAATTTTTTGATGTCCTCAATCTTTTGCTGAAGGAATTCTTCTTTTTTGACACCAAGCCGTCTTGCCATCTCTAGCTCGTTTGAATCCAGAGCTATTTTCTGTGTTCTAGAAGAGTTGAATCCTGAATTTCTAACGGGAGAAACGCCGCCTCGCATTGGTTTCATATTAAGACCACTCCTTTCTGAATTTTGATTTAAAGAACTAACGTATTCATCTATATTTTGGAAATATTCCTCAGACATGATTAAATCTGGTCTTCCTGAACGATAAAGAAAATTCTCAAGTTTATCGGAATAGGCGGCCACTGCTTCTGCCATCTCAGGATTGTAACTTTTGCTTTGAGGAAAATACCAAGCATTGTTTTGAAGCCAATTGGTTGTTATTTGTGGATTTGGTGCAATAGGCTGTTGGTATTGTGCTTGTTGTTGCTGCCATTTTTCTTGTTGCTGTCTATTTTGCATATCAATCTCTTGTTGATACCGCCAAGAGTTAATTTGCTGTATCGCATTGGTGGCAGAAGCAATATCAACATCTGCATCTAATTGAGCCTGTATGTCTCCATTCTCTAGTGCCTGCGCTTTCTTAAGTTTGGCTTGCTCAAGCTTAAGATTCATGCTCTTATCATAATGAATCATGGCTGCATTGCCTGATTCTTCTGCTTTATAATTTAATTCGTGTGCGAGGCCTCTCAAAACTTCATTTTCTTCCCGCATCCTATTTAGTTCATCGAGCGCTTGATATTTTTCTCTTTGAATCTCCTGAATTCTATTGTACGCAGAAGGTCTATGCCTTCTTTTCTCTGAAGGCTCTTCTTCAACTTCTTCTCCTGGAGAGTTAAAAGAGACATCTTGCAATTCTGATGATTCTTCTAAAGAATCTTGTGGAGATTGTTCTGACTCTTCAACAATATCAGCAGAATCATCAATGGGTTCATATTGATTTTCCATGGTTCACTTCCTTGTTAATCTCTGGTTACATAGCTTGGATCTTCAATAACAGACAAAATCCTATCGTCTGGAATCAGCATCATTGGGATGCCTCGATAATTCACTTGAATTCCTTCGTGTCTTGGGATAACTACCCAATCTCCTACTCTGCACCAAGGCCCAGATTCTTTAAATCTTTCTCCTTTAT